AGTATTAATCGCAGTACCAGCCTCATCGCCCACTACAGTGTTATAATTACCGCCAGAAGCAATGCTGTTACCTGCGTTTTTACCTGCACGAAAGTTGGATGTACCTGCTGTGGTTGTGTATAGTGTGCCGCCTGTGTTTGCGATTATGATGTTGCCACTGCCATCAATTCTGACTGTTTCAACAACATTACCTGAGCTGTTCTGGTTTAAAAATTTAATTTGGTTATTGCCATAAGTTGTAGACCCTTGTGCAAACTCAATAGCATTAAGTTCAGCATACGACCCTTTATGACTCAACGTAATACTGTGGGCTGAACCCGTCCCGCTGTCTAAAGTAATATTCCCCGTTGACACAAAACTAGAAGCACCATTACTAGCAAACCCACCGTTAAACACAGTCGCAGCCGTGGTGGTCAGGACGCCTGTTACTAGGGCAGTGCCATCAATTACAGCGTTGGTGGATACATCTAAAAGACCAGTAACATAAGCTCCCGCAGAAGTTAATTTTAATACTTCGCCATTATCAACGTCTACTTGGAAAAGACTGCCACCAGCAGTGCCATTCGGGTCAACATCAATAATACAATTTCCGTTATTACCACCTATTGTAAAAATACGAGTATCTACGTCAGTATCAACTCCCGTGATAAGAGGACTTGCGCTAGAAAAAGTTGCATTAGCTGCACTTAGATTCCCTGTTACATCTAGGTCTGTACCAACATACAAGTCATCAGCTATACCTACACCACCACCTACAATCAGTGAGCCTGTAGTGGAGCTAGTGGAGGCTGTGGTTGCTGTTACAGCGACAACCCCGCCAGAGCTAATTGTTACTGCGTTAAGATCACTTGCCGATCCAATTGAGCCACCATCTTGTATAGTAAGTGATGCTGCAAAAGTAGGTCTTGCAGAAAAATTAACTACGCCACCCGAAGAGATAGACATGGCGTCTACATCTGATGCAGAACCTATAGTCTTACCGTCACCAATAATTATATCGTCAGTAAATGTAGCAATACCTGTAACAGCAAGTGTAGATGCCATATCAACAGCACCGTCTATGTCTACTACGTCTAAGTTAGCAGTACCATCTACGTCTAAATCAGTACCAACATATAACTTCTTAGCTATACCAACTCCACCGTCAACAATTAAAGCACCTGAAGTTGAGCTAGTTGAGTCAGTAACAAGGTTTAAATTAACAGCATCACTTGTATCAAGAGTTGTTACAGTTGCAGCAGCAGCAGCACCAGACCCAAGAATACCGTCTAGTGTGCCAGTAAATCCTGTAGCTGTTATTTGGTCAGTTGCAGTAATACCATCAACAAATAAGTTAGCCCAACGAACACTGGTTGTACCAAGATCATCAGTGCTGTCTGTGTCTGAAACAATATTTGAACCACTTGTAATTCCACCAGTTGCTACTTGTGTAGCTGTAGTAGTTAAGACACCAGTAACTAGGGCAGTGGTAGCCATGTTTACCGCACCGTCTATATCTACAACGTCTAAGTTAGATGTACCATCTACGTCTATATCACCAGAGATGTCTAATTCTGTACCTACTAATTTTTGCGTAAGGGTTACTACACCATCGCTTGCTATTGCGACTGCATCTGGATCTCCGACTGAACCGATTTGTCCCGCATTAGCAATTGTAATACCGCCACTATGAATATCTCTATCAGTAAAAGTGGCTACACCATCAACTTGAAGGGTAGTAGCCATATCTACTGCGCCATCAATATCTACTACGTCTAAATTGGTAGTGCCATCTACATCAATATCACCACTAATGTCTAATGCTGTACCAATCAATGTTTGTGTAAGTGTTATCTGTCCGTTAGAAGCAATAGTCATAGCATCTACATCTGAAGCAGAGCCGATAGTTTTACCATCACCAATAATAATATCATCAGTAAATGTAGCAATACCAGTAACACCAAGAGTACCAGCTACAGTAGCATTAACATCAACGTCTAGTGTATCTATATGTGCTGTACCATCTAAGTACAAATCACGCCACTCTTGACCTGACGAACCAAGGTCATAAGTATCATCTGTATTAGGGATAATGCTAGAGTTTATGTCAGCACCAAATACAACGTTGTCAGTAGCAGCATCACCCATTGTAATAGTGCCACCATTAAACGTAGTAGTACCCGTTACTGTAAGATTACCACCTACTGCTAAATTACCATCAATGTTGGCGTTTTCATCCACATCTAATGTATCTATATGTGCTGTACCATCTAGGAACAAGTCTTTAAATTCTAATGTAGAAGTACCAAGGTCTACTGTATTATCTGTCTTAGGCGACATAATAGATGCAGTGATAGAAATATCTTGTGCTGGCCCAACAACACTAACAGGCCCACCCTCAGCAGCAGTGCCATCGTGTGTGTGACCCCCTGTTGATAAGGCGGTTACAATTGCGTCAAACTCTCCATCAAGGTCAGCCGCATTAATAACATTACCATCAGCAATGTTGTTTGTAGTGTCATTTCTTGTGTAGCCAGTACCCATAATATTACCTTCTTGATTTTGTAGCGTATTCTAACATAGCAGTGTCCAAAGTAAAAGGGGGATCTTGACTTGTACTTTTAAATTGGATAGCTGTTGTAAAACCTGTGCCTACTGTTTGTGTGCTAAAGATGTTCTGAACTTTGCCGCCATATACTGAACCACCGGATGTTACTCTTACGCTGCTTATTGTTGCAGTTAAAGCTGCACTTATTGTAATAGTTGTACCACTGATTGCAGTGACTGTTGTATCATCAGGAATACCTGTACCAACTATTGTATCCCCTACAACCATGTTTGTATTAGCAGCCACTGTTATAGATGTTGCACCACTAGCCCCTGAAGCTGTAGTAGCAAATGTTGCAAAGTTATTATCCCCATAAAAAGAAATAGAGGCAATAGCATTAGTAAAAGTTATTGACTCAGGTTGTACTGAGTTTAATTCATCGTAGTCAAACTTTAAGTTAAATGTAAAGTTTACTGAACCAATAGGGTCTGTGTAAAGATAAACTTTATATACTGCTTTTCTTGTTCTAGGGTCGTTTAAAGGCATGTATGGTGAAAGGTATTCTGATACAATGTCAACACCATCAAAACTATTGCCATCTTCCATACTATATAAGTAGCCTGTGTCACTGGCAAAAACAATTACTTCAGACGCCTCTACCACTTTACTTGAGGCAGCAAAAACTTCCATGCCACGTATTTCAGACCAAGCAAAGTCCTCACCACCTTGAGGGGAAAACTGTGTACCAATAATACCTTTTGCAGCATCACCAATAATACTAGGATTAAAAGCAAACACCCTGTACTGAGACTTAGACCGTATAACTGTACTAGAGAAAATTTGTGCTGAAGCTATAAACTTAGTCATAACATCCTGAATAGTTTTAGATACTACGCCTAGTCCAAAGTCTCCAAGTCTTTCAGTAGCAGAGAGAAGTCTTAAACCATCCTCGGTTAAGAACATAATGTCTCCACCTATTTCTTGGATAGTGTCTCCGTCAATACAACCAATGTCAAGTGTAATAGGTTCTAGTAACCAACTAGCTTCACCAGTTCCTGTTAGTTTAAAGATAGACTTTTCTGTAAAGATTATAAGTTGTTCTCTAAATACTGCAAACCCAGTGATATTATCACCGATTCGTATGTTACCAGCAGCATCACCTGCTTCAAAGTTTGTGTCTAAAAAAGGTGCGGTAAAAGTTAATAAATCTGCTTTGCCATAAAAGATATGGTTCTTAAAAGCAACTACTTGTGTAGCAGCTATTACATCTGTAGGCGCACCTACTAAAGCTGTAAAAGTTGTACCATCATAAAGTGCAGGTGCATTTACTCCATCAACAATAACAACTTTTTTTGTCCCTGTAAAGTTATACTCAATAAAACGTGTTCTACCTGCACTCTCTCTACTTAAACTTATAAAAGTAATTACAGCATTATCTGCAGGAGAGGAAGCTAAGTCAGGACTTATTGCTAGGGTAGCATTAGTACTCCCACCTGAAACATCCCCATCAGCAGTTAGTGTGTATACTTTATCAACACCTGCTATTGTAAACATGTCTCCTGCTTGGGGTGTAGAAGTAACACCATCTACAGTTAAAGAGCCTCCTGTTTGACTTGCATGTTTTACCAATACTGTACCATAGGAAGGCACATTAATCTTAGTAAAGCCAGCACCTGTTGTTTTAAATAAGTCAGCATTTAATGCTACTAATACACTGTCACTAAAGACTTCTACACCTAGAGTTCTGTAAGTACCCTCATAAGTAACAAAGGTAACAGCAGCACCATTAGCAGGACTAGAAGCTAAAGAAGTAGTTAGTGCTAAAGTTGTTCTATTATTAGTTGCATCAAAGGCAGGGCTATCAACTGTGTACGTACCACTAACACCTGCAATAGTAAACGTATCTCCTGCAGTTGGGGTAGTGTGAGTACCAGCAATAATAAGGGTTGTACCAGATTGACTTGCACCATGTACTACAGGTGAACCATAGGGAGGTATAACATAAGGATCAAACTTAGAGTAACCTAGTATCCTTTTGTAACCACCTGAAATAGAAGGCTCAAAGTTCTTTAAAGTAATTGCAGAACCCGGCATGTTAATACCTTGCTGTAGAGGGCTTAGGTTTGTAACTAAGCCACCTTTAAATTCTACAGGAAATGTTTCTCTATTTGTTGGCATGTATTAATTAATTCTACTGTTAGTAAGAGAAGCGGTTGTCCTATTAATTAAGGTAGAACTAATATAGTCATACCTATTAATATAAAGAGTACGCATATTCTTAATACCCTCTTCAAAGTTAGCTTTCATAATAGTAGCTTCTTGTGTTTCACCTCTAAACATGTATGCAGTATACATAGCTCCTTCTACAATTACAGTCCTGAACTGCTCAGGTAAACTTGGTGCATCTGTGGCAGCAGATAGATCTGTAGGAAGAGTAAAATAATCAAAAACAATTGTATACTGTTTGTCTGGGAAAGGGTAAAGTAAATAATTATTATCAGGGGTACGAACAATAAATCTAGGTATACCACCATTATCAAACTGTGTTACAGTTACATCGTCAGCAATTGTTGCTGCTGTTGTACTGTTTGCACCTCTAGTACAACCTGTAAAATCATTACCTGTTATACCAGTATACGTAATTTGTTCCCCGCCTATGAATAATGTCCCTGTTGAACTAAAACCTGTTGAGGATGTAACTGATATTGTTGTTACTGATGCTGATAAACCAGAAGAGGCATCAATGGTTGTAGATTGTATCTCATCCTCTTGGTCTGCATAGTCTTTAGATATGTACTCATAGTAAGTCATAGTAGATAAACTATTACCAGAGGTATTAAGTGTATTACTTTTTTTAATTCTAGCAGTTTTATAATCTATGTGTTTAGTGTTTGTAGGTATATCATACCTAGTTACACCCGGAGTTACTGCAGTACTATTAACAGCACTATTAAAAGGGTAAGAAAATTCGTATTGATTGATATATCGTATAGCTACGTTTATGGCATCCCTAACCATAGCATATTCACCAATAGAAGAAGTAAAGTTACTAGCAGTAAGCTCTACTTCATTGAGACGTTTGTTTACGTCATTAACTAGACCTAAGTAATCGTATGCCATTATGTTTCCTTAAGATGTACCAAAGGGGCCAGCATGTAGCCAGCCCCTAAAGTATTTAGTTTAAGTTAAGCCAGTAGATCACGGTCTACTTCAGCGGCTGAACCTGACTGTGTAACATCATCCATGATAATGCAGATTGCATACACACGAATAACACCACCAGTGATAGTACCACTAGATGCATCAATCTCTACATCAATAGTATCTGCTGCTGCAGTAAATACTGGTAGATTATCAGCACTTCCTCCAGAAAGAACAGCAGTAGTATGATCACCAACAGATGCGCCATCATAGTCAAATGCTGCAGAAAAGATATCTACATCAGTTCCTGTGATACCCAAAAGCAATCCAGAGTCAGTAGTTGTACCCTCCATTGCACTAATAACTTTAATACCCGCATGGAGGATCATAGTATTAGTTGGGACAGCAATAGCTTGAATAATATCAGCCGCTGCTAGAGCAGTGCCACCATTCTGCAGTACTGCATCTGCCATATCAATATCGTTTTGCAATACAGTGATTGCACCACGAAGTCTTTTATTACCCGTTCCAGCATTGTTTGATGTGGAAGCAGAGTTTGTACTCATTGTGATTGTAGCCATAACGTAATACTCCCTTATGCTGCGTTATAACGGGCGGTAACGATTGCTTCAGGACGAAGAATCTTCCTACCGTATAGATGCATACCACGAACAATGTCAGCAAAGCTGTCAGGGTCACGATATGATTCAGTCTTATTGATTTGCTCTGCGGTTGCTACTGCAGAATCATGTCCTGCAACAATAACACCAAAGTTAGCCAACTGGTTTGCTGTACCCGAAGTACCCGGTCCAGTACCTACCGCTGGTAGGTTAGACGAAGAGTATACACGGAAGCCGTGGAAATTAGCTACAGCCAGACCATTACGTAGTCCACCTGATTCACCAAAATCTGCATTCATGAAACGGCTATCTTCATCAGCCAGAATTTCCATAAATACTGGGTCTACAACCAGCCAACGTCCTTGTGTATCAACTTGTTGTTGATCAAGCAAACGTTTCATACGGGCAATCAACATTGCAGGAGAAGCAGTAGCAGTCGGCAACGAGGTTGCTCCCGGCATACGTGCAGTCAACGGAATGGAGTGAGTACCAGCAGAAGTAGTAGTGATATTGCCAAAGTCACCTTTATGAATTTGCATAGAGGAAAGCAATTCGTTAGAACCTGCAGTAGTCACAGCTTTACTGCCATTAACAGAAGTGTTAAGAGCATTAGCTTGAGCGTGTTGACTAGCCTGTGCGTAACCAGACATGTAGCCAAGAACTTCTTGGTCATGATTGTCAGCAAGACGGTATGCAGCACGATTGGTTGCAAGGTCCATAAAATTGACGTGGCTGTGAGCTTCTTCAATGTCATCCATTTTGAAAGCAAAGTAATTAGCTTTGTCAATAACTAATGAGAAATCTTCGTCATCTAAATCTTGAGCTGTGACATTTGTGCCACGGCTGTATGAGCTAACAGAAATTTCTGGTTCTTTAATAATTTGAACGGTATCACCCTGAGATGAAATCTCGCCCATGTAGTCAGAGTTTGTGATATCACCACAAACAGTACTCTTGCGGAAAGCAAGTTGTACTTTTTTTGAATAGATTACTGGGCTAAAATTACCGTTTGGTAAATTCCCATAACCTGATGCGGATGCAAAAGCCATAATAGTTCCTCCTATAAAGTTTAGGCTTAATGAGCTAAACATTATTTAAAGAGGCTGTTGTTACAGGGTGCATATTAATGTTGGTTTGCCAACTAACTTTAATACGGGCCTACACTATTACAGGTAGTCTTATTCTTTTGTTTAAGCTTTAGTGAGAGGGTTAGTAGAGAAGGTAGACCTTAGTGGTGGCTTCTTATTACTAACCCCTAGTTATACTACTAAATTAGTATTTGTCAATAGTATATTATCGTGCAGAGCCAGATAAATCATAAATAAATTTACCACTCCTGATAGAAGCAGTGATTGCTTCCTCTTGTTTCTCATAGTCTGCTGCAGACATCTTAGCAATATCAGATTCTTTAAAAGAATCCCCTGCATTATTTGCATCTACTTGAGTCTTCTTACCCTTTTTAATAGCAGAAGCAGCAGCTTTACGTTTTGCTGAGTAGTCACTCTTAGTTAGATTGTTATCTATTTTATACAGATCAATAATTCTAATTACTGAATCTGGATCATCAGAGTTTTCGTATAGAGCATCTTGCGCCCATTGTGGTTGGGCATCTACCCAATCATGAAACTCGTCAGACTCTTTTAGTTTATCAAAGTCTGAGTGTGCTTCACGGATTGTGCTTTCTGCAGAAACCCTAGACATCTCTGCTTCTTTAGCATCAAGTTCTTCAAACCGACTCTCAGCCCTACTAAACATTTCTTTTGCTTTTTTAGTTGCAATGGTTTCTACAATACCAGCTACATCAGGAAACTTTTTTGCCCATGCTTCAATGTCTTGATCTGACTTAGGTAAGACTACTGACTCTCCACTAACACGTTTCTCAAGAGCTTCAAATTTGTCTTTCCACTCAGCTTCTTTTTCTCCCATGTGTCGCCTTAGATCACCGTAACGTTTCTTAAAAGATTTTTCTTCACGACTTGTAGGTTCTTCACTATCTTCTTCAGAAGCTTTAACTTCTTCTTCTTCTTTTTCTTCACCACTGATTAGATTTTCAATTTCTTTTTCATCTTCTTCAATACGTTTACGATTACGATTATTATGATTAGAGTTTACGAAACCTGCAATCTTTGGGGCTTCCACTGTTTGTAGTTCAGGCATATTGTTTCCTTTTATGTTGGGGTCAGCCGTAGCTGAGTAGCCTTATTGTTACTTCTTCTTTTTTCGTTTAGTTATTAGTCCACCCTTGTTATAGTAGTCATAATCATACTCAACACCACCAGTGGGTTTACCACCAGTAGTAGTGGGACCTATACTTTTATTATTTATCTTTTTTGCTACTTTTTTTGGCTTTGGTTTTTCTGTATTAGGATCTCTAAGCCTAGGTTTTACTAACCCTGAAGCTACAGCAGCCTCTGTATCTGTAACTTGATAAACATTAGGCCCTTCATTGTCATTATCAATTGCAGTAATACCTTGTATATCTTGGAATGGATCTGTATCTCTAGTATACCCACCAGTTTCTTCTAAACCCTTTACCACTAGATCAGGATTATATACCATACCTGTAGGAGCATTAAGTTCCATTTGTTTATTCCATTGAGCATCATTTTTAAAGATTGGATTGCCGTCAAGATCTATAGCATTTCTACCTAAAGCAAAATCATTAACATCTTTAGTTGCATTAATTTGTTTTGCAAACATATCCCCATTTATAAGTTCTTTTGGAAGTTTATCTAATCCATACTGAGTTTTAAATTCGTCTAGTTGTCCTTTTAAACTTAACCATTCTGTATTTTTTATAGGTTTTCCATCTTCATCTTTCATCATAGATTCATTAAGTGAAATTAATACCCCTGCTACTTGAGCAGCAGCACTAGCTCTATCAGCCAACCCAAAAATACCAGCTACAGGATTTAAAAGACTAAGACCTTTGATTGCAAAATCTGAATCCCCTGCTGAATTTAAAATGTTTTTAGCATTATTAATAATTTTTTCATTTGTACCATCAAACTCAAACTTATCCATCCAAGCAGTTGAATCTGTTTCTGTCTCAGGTTCTGGATCACTGTCTTTATTTACTTCAGGTGTAGGTTCTGTTGTTGTTGGAGTTACAGGACCAACTTGTTGACTTGCAGGTACAAGGTCTTCATACCCTGACATAGGTCTAAAACCTGTTGGTATTGTAATACCTCTAGGATACAATCTACCATTAATAAAAGTAAAATACATCACATCCCCAGAGTCATTCTCATAAGGAACGGAAGTCATACCACTACCTGTACCTACATTAGATTCTCCATATCTATTTGAAGGCACATACTTAGGATTTACATCAACACCTTCTGCAGCATTTACTACACCACCAGCATTAAAGTTCTTTCGGTAAGATGCCATAGAGGTACTTGCATACCCACCTTTATTCATCATACCAATAGGTTTAGGTTGTGGTTTAGGTTGTGGACTAGGTTGACCTTGAGGTGCTTCTTTACCTAATTCTTCTTTTAGGATTAGCATCAACTCTTCTTCAGAAATCTCTCCACCACCAGAAGGAGGTGCACCTGTTGTTGGTTCACCACCTATCCTACCATCTTTATCCATCTGTTGCAAGCCTTGCTTTGCTTGCACACGTAAATCTTCAAAATATTTTACACCAAAGAAACGAACAACATCAGCAGGTACAACATACTCACCTTCAGATAAATTTGCTG